CTCTCATTTTAATTAAGGACTATCCTATATGACCCACCTTAACTTATCCCGGAGCAGATATAAATTAAGCATATAGGATAGTCCATCTCGCTAATTATCTTTAATTATCTTTAATTACTTGAATTGCATCAAGTGTAGTTACTGCATCTCTATTTCCATCAAATGCTGGATATTTTGTTGTTCCTGATACTGTAGGTTGAGTTCCACCTGTAATTGCTGTAACTTCAAATGGAATGTTTACAATATCTCCAACTACGAAATCATGTTGAATCTTGTCTTTTGCCATCTTTTTACTCCTTTTCTTTTTGTTAATTAAGCAGGAACAGCTACAATTTCATCAGCAGCACCTGTTCCCCAATTTCTCCAAACATCATCAGTTCCCGGTTTATAACCTTTTGCAACAGTAATATTAGCAGCAACATCAGGAAAAATATTTTTAATCACTTGATTAAGTGAACCTTGCGCTGCTACTGCAACAAGATTAACTTTGAAATTAGCATCATTAGCAGTTTGTCTAATATAATTATGATCTACTAGACCTTCTGTTAATGACATACCAATTGCATTAGTATTTCCATTAAATCGATTTCTTGCAATTCTCCAATGTGAAGGAACTGCAATTCCTGTACTAATTCCTTTAATAGCAGTTCCAGTTAATCCTTCAAATCGATTTTCTTCAATTACTACTCTTGAACATCCACCAACATCCTCAATTCCAATTCCAGTTGTTCCACCAACAAAATAACAACCACGAATTATAGCATGAGAACCATCCATATCAGAAGCAATTTCTGCTCTAGATAGTCTAATACATGCAGATGAAGTATGAGGAGAGAACATAATATTCTCAATAGTCCAACCTTGTTCTCTTAATTTAAGTAGTGGAGTAGCAGCTACAGCACCAGATGAGGGAGGTAGCCATGATGCACCACCACCTGTTGGTACACCTGCATCTGTAGCTTGTCGCGGTCTATTTGCAGCACCAAGAATTGTTACATCAAATACATCTTGTGGTGCTATTGCTTGTTCTCTTAATACACCTGAAAGATAAATTAAATCTCTCGAAAGAAGATTTGGAGCTAAATCAGTAAATGTAGTGAAACTATTTCTAGGTCCACCTCCTTGTGGAAACAAATACCAAACTTTATTAATTACACCATAGTCATCTAAAACCGCGCGCCTGTTCTCTTCTCGAAGTGTACGCCAATAACCATGTTGTGTCATACCATACTCCAGTTCACTGATGAACCAGCACTTAATTGTGCCGGAGTCTTATTCTATTTAATTAAAAACCACGACTCTTGTATGCCGCTCTAAATGGACGTTTACGTGTAGTTACTGCTTGGCGACTCTTAGTACTGATTCCCATAGTTCTATCTAATGCTAACATTGCAAGACCATTAAGTTCACCTGCTCTAGTAGGATTCTCTCCAATAAATTGACTACAAAGAGCAGCAGTTTTATAACCTAAATATGAGAGTGAATTTAATACAGGTAAATCAGTTGCAATCGCACCAATTAATATGGTAGTAAAAAGTGATTTAACATAATCTAATTTTATATCAATATCAACATTTGCTACAATTAATTTAATTTCTTGTTCAATCCATGCCCAAACTAAAAGTTGATTAATTGTTGTATTTTCTAAATCATGTGGAAGAAATTCTTTTCTAGTCATAGGAATGAAAAGATTTTCTCCTTCTGGACTTTCCCATATTTGTTGAATTTCAATTAAATCTGATGGAAGCACTGGTGTAGTTCCTGTAAATGCAATTCTAGATGTATTAAGTGGAACATTGAGTAAAGCAGAAGTATCATTAGTTACAGGAATATTATTTAATTCAAAATTTTCTTGTAATTCTCTTAAGGCCATATTTAAATAAGGTAATTGTGCTGCATCTGTGTAAACAGATTGTGCAGTATCATTCATTAAACTAGCCGACATATCCATTACTTCAGCAGGTGTAGGCATTATGTATAAATCTTTTCAAAAATTGGATATGGTAAAATTGGAATTACATCACCTTCTTTTATTTCTTCAAATGATTCACTTTCAATTATTAGACTAATATATCCCCATCCAGTGTAATCGTCAGTATATGCTCGAATAAACTTAGCATCTTTTGGTAAAATATTTGCAACTACTCTAACATTAATTGTATCTTCTTTACACATACTAAGAAACATAAAAGGAGATATTTTAAGTATTTTATGTTTCATATTTAACTCGCGAAAACTAAACCAAGCTTTTTAGCTAATTCAGGATTATCAATTGCTTTACATGTTGGACATATTGGGTAGGCAGGATTCTTAAGTGAACCACATGCCTTACATCTAACCAATTCCATTACCTGAACATCTCTGAGCCATTCTTTATTAGTTAAATTCAATTCATTCGCAGCAAGACGCATATCCTCTGAAATAGTCAAAGGATTACCATTCGAGCGCGCCCAAAGAATATCACCTAATTTCACTAATTCAGAAAACCAATTTCGTTGTCTAACTAATGCTTCATCTAATTCTTTTTTATATTCTTTCTTTAATTTCTCAACATCATAACTACCTGGAACATAGAATAAACCAGGCATGATATCTCCCATATTACAAGCAAGAATACCATTACAATAATCTTTTACAATTGAATCAGCTATTTGAATAGATGAATGAGGTATTTCTAACATTGGTTGGCCTTCATCGGTCTCTTTCCACCATGATGAAGAACCAACAACTAATAGAGCAGGTTTATCATACGAACCTGGAGGAATTATAAACCGGCCCGGTTGAATTGTATGTTTTACTTCATCAATTTGTTTTGGAAGAATTGATACAACAGTTGATTTATCTAATGGATTAATCGGGGCACGTATTAAACGTCGATTCATATCTCCGAGAGTCATAACAGCCATTATTTTATTCCTCTACTTAATTTCCTTAGTAAAACCAACACCTTGTTTATGGGCTAATGCATCACCGATAATTGTCTCGTTACCAAATAATTCATCTTGGATTGATTGTAACTCTACATTCTTTTTCTCAATTGCTTGGGATTCAGTTAATCCATCGTCAGGATCTTTGTATTTAGTGTATGCACCTTTAGTTCTAACTTGTTCATGCACAGTTTCTATTACAAATTTCGCGCCAGCCCATGTTGGTTTAGCTGGAAATCCTTTTATATCTTCAAATACCCATAAAGGTTCATAGCTAATTTTAGCATCTGCTAATTCTTTTTCATTCATAAATGGAACTGCTGTCAATCTTTCTAATAAATACTTACTTTTAATCCATTGTTTATATTTTGGTAATTTTCTGATTTCAGGATAAAGTAATTGAAATCCTTCATCTGTATAATTAGTTGATCTCATTTCAAATTGATCTTCTGACCATACAATACGAAAATTAGGCATATTTTCTGTTTCACCATAATTCTCATGTAATCGTTTATTTATAATTTCAAGTGTTTCCATTTTATTAAGTACGCGTTCCTGTTACTATTATAATTCACTAAACGCGCAAGGGTGAATTATTAGCTATCTTACGATAGATTAAACTACAGCAGCGATGTAATACTTTCCTTGTTTAGAATCATAAATCAACGCGATAGGTCTGTTAGTTACTGTTGTATAACCTACCAATACATTTCCACCAATTCCAATTACAACTGGTGTATCTGTAACTAACCACAATACATGATCTCCAGTTACAGGAGGTGTAATTGTAGCAATAGCTGTTGCACCAGTCGTCTTTGTCAAAAGTGTAGTAGGAGCAATTGTTGTAGCTGATGTAATACTCTTTGCTCCTGGTTGTAGTTCATTTTGAACTGAACTAATATTTTGAAAATCAAGATCACTCATTTTGTTTACCTCCTTTTTTTATCAGTACCCAGTAGGCACAGCCAAAGCATCTATGTAACTACATCCTGCTGGGTTGTTAACGAAAGTTTGCATTCCCACAACCATGTAGAAGATATCTGCAGCAGCCACACCACCTGATGCTCCTCTAATCTCAAATATCTTTCTACTATCAGTTGTATAGAAACCTAATGGTAGAATTTCACCACGGCCCCATACATCATCTGTAACGAAATCAATCCTTTTCTTATCCCATTGATAAGATGGTACAACTGGCGCGCCTGCCATTTGCATTGAATCGAAGTACAAATCCAATGCTTCTTCTTTTGCTTGTTTATGAATGATTGAAACTAATTGTCCAATACTTTCATAAGCCTGTTTCTGAGCAGGATGCATCCATGCTTTTGGTGAAAAACTATTGTCAATTCCAATTCGATTGCCAATTTTATTAATGGCAAGTCTAGGAAGTGGAAGTGATAATGCAGCGTTACCAGCATTTACTCGATTCGCGCGAATTTCAGGTGTAGTCGCTCTACTAAATCCAAGCCAAGTTCCAGTAGATGCATTAGAATGATGATATGGCACACCATACAATGCAGGTAGAGACAATGGACTAGAAATACCTGCTGTTACAATCAGGTCCGTAGCGACCGCGCCAGCAATAGCAGGAGTTACTGATATAGTTTTATTTTCTTTATCGTAGAAAGTAACTGTACCAGAACCACGATTTGTAGCAAGCGTAGTATCAAATACCTGAACTGTTTGACCAAATCTGATTAGATTCGCACCGAATCCATCAGTAGTCATAGTGTAAGTATCTACACCTGCTGCTACTGCAACTGTGGTTATCGTACCGATAACTCCATTTCCGGCTTGCATCATTTGAGCATCTAACTGACGACGTAATTCATCTAATGCCGTAGCAGTTAAACGCCGAACAGAATTAGTAATAGCTTTCCGTTCATCATCTGTTGCCCACTGACTTAACTTAGTATATTCAATATTCTCTGATACGAATACACTAGTCAGTACAGCCTTATCAAATGTCGGCCCACCACCACGTCCTAAATCTCCACCATCAGCATTAAAATACTGAAATGAACCACCAGGACGTAATTCTAATGGAATACGCATCTGTCTATTACTGATTTTCTCTACATCTCTCTTTTTAATGTTAGAGAAAAACTTGTCGTCCCGTTCAAAGAGTACCCGAATCTTCGGAATCACTCTTTCCAGCTCTAAAGCTGTTACTTGTGATTCAACTAATGCCATGTTAACTCCTCATCTTAGTCTTGCATAAGATAATCAATACTTCTCATGCCTTTTGGAATTTCGCGCGCCTTGTCCTTATCAGTACGATTCCCACCAGATGAGGATGAGGAACTTCTGGTTTTTCCTACTGGTAATGGACCTTTCTTATCCTTAACTTCATCGTCAGTATCATCAGTAATCTTTTTGCCTAGTCCTTTTAAGGCATCATTTCTGGACTTTTTAATTACTGATGGTAATAGTGTCTTTGCTTTAGATAGATAAGCAGAACGAATTCGGTCGATAGATTGTTCACTGAAATTAGAATCGATCGCGCGCGTCCATAATTTATCTAATAGTCCTTTGAATCTAGTATCTTGTCCGATTAATTCATCTAAATGTTCTTCGGCTTCTCTAATTGCATGTCTCTTAACATAATCACTCATTGTATCTTTAGGATCAATATTTTTATCAATTGTAGATTTAAGAATATTAGTTATTCTAGTATCTAAATTCTCTTGAACTGATACTAATTGTCTATGTGTAAATTCTTGTTCTCTTTCATTAATTTCTTCTTCTTGTTTATTTTCCTTAGACTCATTTTTTGAGAGTCTAGTTGGTCTATCATATTCATTTTTACCAAATATATATTTATTTAATATTCTAGCAGCTTCAGTTAAATCTTCATCTTTTTCACCAACCATACTAGCAATAGTATGTTTAATAATATTACCAATAACATGATAATATGCATTTTCATCTACCTTCTCTAATGAAGGAAGATAATTATCTACAATTCTATTAAATGCTTCTTGGTCATCAGATTTAATAGCACGGAGAATATCTTCAGTCGAACCTTGTAAAAGACTCGCTTCATAATTATCCAATGCCGTTGCTTTTTCCACGGCATTCTCAGCATCAGAAATTGTAGGAAGGAGTTCAGCATATTTCTGTTCTCTATAATATGCCTTTTCAAGATATGGAAAATCTTTAAATAATGTAGGATACTTTGCTAGTATTTCTTTTTTACGAGCTGGAACTACTAATTCAAGTTCATCTTCATCAAGGTCTTTTTCTTCATCTTCTAATTCTTCTTCTATTTCATCTTCAATTGTCTTTTCTTTATCATCTTCCTTATCATCTTCTTTTTCATCTTTGTCTTTATCTTTATCTTTCTTTTTATCTTCATCTAAATCTAATGTTTCTTCTTTATTATCATCTTCACCCATGAATTCAATTGCATCATCTTTTGATAATTGCTTATCTTCAATTACTGTAGTATCATCAATAGCCATTTTTCACCTATACAGTTGCTACTTCCTGACCATCAGCTAATGGCATATTACTACCATCAGTTTTTTCATTTGGAACTTGACCAGCTTGTTGTTCAGCCATCATATTCTGAGCTATAATATCCATATGTCCTTTCATGTGTAAAAGAACATTTTTATAACCTTGTGGATTTTCTACTTTTAATAAACGACCCACTGAACTAACTAAATATCTACGACATATATCAGCTTCAATATCGTGATTATCTACTAATGGATCAACTTCAACTGATGGTAATTCATTTTCTTGCATTTCACCAGTCATAGGATCAATTACAGGCATTCCTGTCATTTCATCTATCATTGGTTCAACAATAGGTTCAGAATTAATTAACATACGAATTTCTTCGTATTGTTTTTGTCTATCATCTTCACCTGGTATAACAAAATCTGTAAGTCCAATTGCTTCTGCAATAAAATGAGAATTTTCAGGAGATGCCATAGCTTCTTGAATCTTCGGATTTTGATTTTCAAGAAGTTGCATTATAATATCTTTTTGTTGAGCCCAAGTAATTGGTAAATTTTCATTAGCTTCTAATTCCATTCTACCAATTTTTCCTTCTAATTCAGCCCGGCGAATGAATACATTTATGAAATTACCTTGTTCGTCCATCTCGACATTCTTCTCATCATCTTTCATTTCTTTAATATACATTGGAATTGCTTTACTATATATAGTTTTCCACCATATAGTAAGCATTTTCCATGTATTCTGGAGTCGCTGGAGCGCCTGGGCTCTAGACATTGAATATTGTGATGCTGTTCTACTACCTTCTATCGCGCCACCAAATAAACTTGGTAAAGCACCTGATACTATTTGAGCCAATTCTTGAATTTGTTGAAAAAATGGAAGAACTTCACCTGATAACGTCGCTGTTTTTACTTCATGAAATCCTTCACTTAATCCTTTACCTGATGCAGCTTTCGCTGGAAATATTCCACCTGGTAATACTTCAGTTTGTTCATATTGTTTAAAATTTAATACAGCCGGGTCTGCGAAAGTTTGAGGAATGCCATGTTCCATTGTTTGAAGTACTAATGAAATAATATCATTTGTAATATCTTGTGGACTAGTAAGTAACATACCCAATGGATCATGGTGAATATAATCGGACATTGGATTGTGTGAAAGAGTCCAACAATCATCTAGTGATTCATTTTCAGCATCAGCAAAATAATCATTTACTAGAACTACCTTAGCTCCATCAGGATATAATTTCTTTAATTTTTCAGAATCATCTTCATTTAATATATTGAATGCTGATGACCGGAGCCAATTATTTCTAACAGTGACAGTATCCATTGGATACTCACCATTATATTGTGGATTTAATCTAGCCCATCGTTCATATGGATCATATAATCCACCTGAACCTGGTCCGATTTTAGTCTCTAGCTTTGACCTAAGATGTCCATATCGTTCAATTGCATTGGCGTAATGAGTCTCATATGAAAATATTAAATAAGGAGTATCTTCCTGTTTCATTGCATAATTAGGAATCTTAACATAAAGTCCACCATATATTTCTGTACATATACGTGATTTTGGTTTAGTAGTCTTACCAATTAATCTAGTTACAATTAAAGGAGATTTTTGTAGTTCTGGGTCAAGTTGCGCGCCACATTCAGGACAAATTGGTCCTAAATCATTTATTACATTTTTTATTTCAACATCATCGTCACCAGGATTAAATTCATCTAATTCTCTATTACTAAATAATTCATCTGCTAGTTGCTCATTACAAACAGGACAAATACGTTGTTCTTCAGTAGTTTCCTCATATTCATCTTCCTCATATGTTCCATACTTTTCATCTTCTCTAGGATATGCATAACAAGCAATCATTCCTTCAGTACAAAAGACGAAAAGTGCATGAAGCCAAAGTAATACAACATCATTATGACGATAAATTAATTCACCTATCTTGTCACCGGCTTTAGCTGTTGCCAAATCCAATGGATTATCAGCATCATCAGGATAACATTTAATAGGAGGTATAGTAATTGAGAGAGCAGCGATGATAGACTCAAGATACGCACGGAATATATTAATAGGTTTATCATAATAAGACTGATTAGAGCTATCAGCATTAATTTGATCATCCCATACACGCCAATCGTGGGCTACTTCCGAAAACCATATTCTTTGAAAGCCGTCCCACATCAATTTTAATCGTCTCCATGTTCGTATCTGTCTTTCTCTTGTGGCCCTATCTTCCTTATCAAAATGGTCACACACTTCCTTTAATAACTTTTGAATGTCTTCTGGAATTTCCTTTTTCTTATGTGACATTATTTATCCTCCATTGAAGGAGGCAAACAAAATATAGTTTTATTAGTACAATAATATCCACAATTAGGACATAATATGTCCTGTTCTTTCCATAACCATTTAAGAAAATTAAGAATAAACATTATTAAATTAAATTAAGTAAATGAAACAGTATGAACATTAGATGCAATAGTCCACGAAACAGTTGCAATTGAATCAAGATCTAAATCAATTATTTTTCCATCACTTAATGTTAAAGAAAGTACTTCTCTAGCTAAATCTACATTAATTAATGTAACACCATTAAATACTTTTGTAGTTAATTGAATTGCCGGTCCAATATCAGTAGTAACGGTAACATTTGCTGTTGCTGCCATTTTATCTCTCCCTAGATTTTTTAACTTTATCTGATGGACCTAGTGATTTATATTTATTTGAAGTTGCATAGAAAACAGATTTACCTTTTTTATCTCCATACTGTTTCTTCATGGAAGACATTACTTTTTCGCCTGAACCTTTGAAGTACTTGGACAGAGGCATTATTCATCTTTATCTTTAGGAGTCATTGCATCTGAAATTCGTTGAAATGGATTATACTTACTACTAAATTCTTGTAAAATACTCTTCTTTTTCTTTTTATGCAATCCAAGTTCTCGTTCTCGTCTTTTACCTTCTCTAGTCTCAGCAGGTAATTGTATATCTCCTTTTGGAACTTTTCCAAAACTACTAAAAATTCTAGATAATAATCCTTCCGATGGTCCTGTATTAGCCATAATTTTTTCTCCTATTTTATATTTTCAGAAATACCTAATTCTTTTTCCAAAACTTCTAATGAAGCTGATTTTTCAACAGATGGTTTAGGTGCATTTCTCAAAAGTTCAGCTTTTTTTCTATCTTCTGCTTCTAACATTTGTCTGCGAACAGTCCAAGGAATATTTTTTGGTTGAATTGGTTCATATTCAACTAGTGTTGGATTAACTGGTAAAACAGGATTAAGTAATTTATCTAATAGTTGTTTCTTCTCATAATTACTTTGTTCTAACATCATTTTTAAAGTTTCACATGATTGACAAATAGAATCTTCATGTTTCTGCTCAATACATGATGGGCAATGTGGATTAAATAATTTGTGAAACCAATTAGTCATAATCCTAATTCTACTTTCAATTCAGCTAAATGCTTCTTTTTAGATAATTCTTTTTCCATTCCTATACCAATATCATATGCAGTTCTACCATGCCATCTTAATGATGCTCGATCATTAGGATCAGGATATATTTTTCCTTTTGCAGCATAAAATTGACCTACTTCATTTTCAAAATCTTTCCACCAAGTATTTTCATCTGGATATGGCTGTGTCATAGGAGGATTTGGAGGAATTGGAGGAATTACTACTTCAGAATTAACTGGTGAAACAAATCGCGTAGCAATGTATGAACCTTTATCTTGCCAAATTGGTTTAGCTTGTCCCTCAGCATCAACTAAACAATCGTAATGAATTGCAGGAGTAACAGTAGTTAGAATATCACGCGCGATTAGCTTACCTGTTGTTGGTTGTCTACAATTACTTCCTTGTGGTTTTGACAGTAAACCATATCCTTCAAATCTATGAATCCATGCAACTTTATTTAACATTTCTCCTAATTGGTCATTAGACATAGGAGTAGGATAATAAGGTCGAATTGATTTTAATGTTTCTAGTGGAGTCATATTAATGTCGATGTGAATAACGATTAATCATCTTTGGTCCATCTGAACTTGATTCACTACTTCTCATATTACGATAGAAAGCTGTGAAATCTTGAGTATTATTTAATTTTTCTACTAAATTCTGTTGTCTTTGAATTACTTTAAACTCATCGGCAGCATCTTGAAAATATCTTTCAGCAGCATCCACTAAATAACGTGAATTATCATATGGATCATCACCTTCAAATTCTGCTACATCTTCTGCTACTTTATTTTTTCTTGGTTTATCATATGAACAGCTCTTCAAAGATTCAATCATCATTGGACAAGTATTGAATATTTGCCATTTAGGAATATTTTCTTCAATTTCAGCTGGATTAAAAGATCGAAGATAAGATTTATATTCATCAAGCCCGCGATTTCTCATAAGCCACATTGAATATTCTTCATTATATACTAGATTACCATTAGATTTAATAACTGGCTTTGGTTTCCAACGTAAATATTCATGAATTAATGATTTGCCTGCTACCCTACTACCAACATTACCAGTAGTTAAATCAACAGGATGACCTAATGCATCTGATACTTGTTGTTGAATAGTATGTTCTTGTCCTCTATCTTGTCCAGCAGACCTACATATTTTAATTACTCTTGGTTGTTCCTTATCAATATACTCTTTAGCTAATGGAGCCCATTCTTCTATTTTAGTTTTAATCCAACCTTGTTCACGATATGTATAAATTCGCTTATTAGGAGATACAGCAGAATATGAAATATAATTCATAGCCGCATATCCCCAATCAATAATAACTATCTTTGGCCACCAATCAGGAATTTCAAATGGTGAGATTACATGAATTGCATTTTCTGGTTCATCTGGATATTGTAATTCACGAAATTCTTCAAATACTTGTCCTTTATATGCATCCCAATCACCATATTTCTTTGCTCTTTTTTCAGCTTCAGGCAGAGCCTCTAATGATTGTGCATAACCTGGGTCAATTGCATCATTATCTGCTAATGTTGCGAATATGTAAATTCGTTTATTTCCACCTTTACCAATTATTAACTTTCCTCCATCCTTATAAGGGTCGACAAATCTACGTTTAACCCAAGAATGTCCAATTCCTCCTGGCATTCCTGCAGCTCTAATAATTGCTGGTAAAGTTGGATCTGAAGTTCGTACTCTGGTGAATCCAATATATAAGTAAATATATTCTGTGATTGAAGTAAGTTCATCTGGAGTAAATAAATTGATCTCCATTGAGTCATATTTGTGAACATCATTTTCATCTTCACAATGTCCAAGAAATATCATTGCACCAGCATTTGACATTCCCTGTCCACCATATTGATCTAGACGAGGAAAAGTCCAACACATTTCAGAACGATTAAGTGTAGCCCCAAACTTTGAATATATTTCGCGCGAGCGTGGTACAATTTCATTCCTTAATTCAGGAAAAGTACGTCTCATAAATACTTGTTTAAAATGTGGATTCTCATGTAATTTATGAACTATTCCATATACAAGTAATACGTCTGATTTCCCACTTCCCGCACCACCACCATAAAATCCTTCTTTAATAGTCCAAGGTAATGCAAGAAATGGCTCTTGTTTCTTTTTCGCGCGCCAATAACCTTGGTTAAATGCCATGTTATTTATTCAATTAAGGAAAACAAGCATTTCTCTCTTCAGTAGTTTTTGAGGTATTAACACATATTCTTTGAAGAACTTGTTGCATATTACTTGTATTCTTTATAATATAAGAAGAATCAACTGCATGTAATCTTAAATTTTCTTTAATTTCTGTAATTTCTCCATCAATTCTCGTAACTAATACCCAAATTAAAAAAATAGCAATAGCTGATGGAACACCAACTTTATAAATTGCCTGTACCAACCAAGGTCCACTATTAAATTTTACTTCATCTGTCATCTAATTAAGTCTCAACAGTATACTGAACATTTAACTTCCCAGTAATTCCACCACCCCCACTAAATAATGTAATTATAACTGTAGCTCCAACTATACCAGGCCAATTTAAATTAAGCGCGCCAGGTCCACCAGCAGTAATATCTACATCTAATGTTCTAGTTCCATCTGAAATTGTTAATCTCCCTCCAGTTGGAGTGGATGAATATGACCATGTAATTTTATTTACTAAAATTCCTCTATCTGCTATTCCTGTAATTGTAACTACTGCATTTGCAGCTGTAGCAGATGCTGAACCAAACTTTAATTCTGTTGAACCTATAATATGAGCTAAAAGTTTTGATAACATTAAAGTACCATCAATATCACCGCCACCTGTTATTCCACTTTCTCCTGATAATGCATTCCACGGTAATACTCCTACCGGAGCACCAGATGTTTTTGAAATATATTGATTTAATGCAGGTTGGCCAAATGCTAACCATGCAAAGTGTCTTTTGTCCGTCGCGGTTTGTTTGTTCCACTGTATTATCAATTCTCAACTCTATATTCTCTCTTGTAAATAATTTCTCTTGGTTTATTATTAATTGATAGAGTTCTAACTGCACTTTCTAAATACTTACTAATATCTCTTCTATTAATAAAAGGAAATTCTTTTATAAGTTGAGCATATACTTGATGTCTTTTATATTCCCCCGAAACCTGCAATTCATCAAATAGTTCTGCTAATTTTTTAGCTCTGTTAGAGAGTAGTGGTTTATATAACCAAAGAAGAATATATTGAAATATACTGATAAGAAACTTTCTCATCATGTACTCGTAATAATAGTCACAAATGTATCATCAGCAGTAGCAGCAATAAATCTAAATGTAACAGTATCGCCATTAGTATCAGCCGCGGCTGCATCAAATTGATAAATTCCATTCCCTACTTCAGCAATTGCTCCAGTTACAGCCGCGAATGCGCCACCATCAATTGAGCGCGTTCCAGTTACAATTAATCCAGTTTTAGGAATAACATGGTCAGTAGAATCAACCATTAAAAATTCAAGATTATTAAATATTGCATTTTTCTTTACTACTCCACTTGTCAATGTTCTTGCAGTAGTTAACCATACTTTATCAGCAGCACCTTGCGCGAATTCTAATGCGCCAATTGCATCAACTGCTATTGCTGCCGCGTCTAATGCTGCCGCGGCGAAAGAAGTTGATGTAATACCACCTACTCCAATTGCATATCCTGTTTTATCTCCTACTACTTCAGCTACTGCCCTTATTCTACCAGTATCCAATGCTGCTGGTAAACGTGATTGAATATCATTTGTATCTCCAATTATATCACCTGCTGTTTGAAGAGTTCCACTTATTCTTAGAGTATCCGATTTAATATTTCCATCTCCCGTAAGTACAGCTGGTAATCTAGCTTGAATATCTTGAGTATCAGTTTCTACATCAGTAGCTGTTTTGATTGTTGTTCCTGATAATCCTTGTACAGTAGTAGGAGCACCAATATTTGCCCAATCTAATCCAGCTTCTCCTGTTGCTGTTATATCAAGTGTCTTATTAGCAACAGTAGTAGACATTATAGCAGAACGATTTTCAATACTAAATGAACCTACTACATATCCTACTACTGAACCACCATCTACTGTTCCTGTAGTAATTACTAAATCATAGTTAGCAGCAGTTTGAAATCCATTAGCTCCAGATGCTGTAACACGTACATGATTTAATCCAGTTCTAGCATCAAAGTCTACAGTTAATACTACACCAGCAGTTATCTCAGTTACATCATTATTTTCGTAAGCTGATATAACTGGAGTTCCTAATAAACTTGTAGGAACTCCTGATGTATTAACAGTAGTAAACTTAAAATCAAGTATATCTCCTAAACGAATATCACCGTGATACATGATTAATTTATAAGTCTATTTCTTTTCTGTCCTAATAATAATCCCCATCCAGTAATAACTGGAGGAGGTTGTGGTGCAGTATTATCAAATCCTTCTTGAGCATCAGTCCAATCAACTGGCGCAAAGTATGCTCCAATTACTGTTCCATCTTCTAATACTTTAGTTCCTATTACTCCACCTTGTGACATAAATCTAGGTCGCGGAGTAGCTGCACTTAAACCATCTAATTGTAAGCGCGCACCATATCCCGCGCTATTAATATCAATTCCATCTTTAGTTGGAGTTCCTGTTGTAATACTATGTCCACCAAGAATCATTCCTTCACTTGATGCAGTAAAAGTCCATGTTACGTTAGTTGCTAATGACCATTTACCTGAATAATAATAACCTTGTTTATCTAATACTTTATTAGATTCTATATCAATTACAACTTTTGTATTAACCCACCTTTTCAAACCACTCACCTTCTATTCTAAATATTGCACTTTTTCCTACAATAACTGTAAATTCTTCTCCAGGTAAAGGTTCATTTCGGCCAAATAAGGAATTATTACCCCACCATGTATGAGGAGAATAAATGCCAACATATACATGCTCAACTAGTTTATCTCCTACAAATACTTTAAGTTCTGATGGAGATAATGCTGATACACTAGCATAATCAATAACAATTGGTCTAAGTAATTCCTTATCTCTACGAAATTTATGAATTCCTTCATATAAGATCATTAATAATCTTCAAGCCATGAATAAGTAATTTCTGAAGTAGGCCATATTGTTGCCTGAACTTGTACTATAGCTAATCCAGTTCCTGGTGGAATTACTATTCCTCCTGGTATCGGCATAACTATACCTGCACCTTGAACAGCAGGCGCAACCCAACCAAATCCTAAATCACTTGCATCTAATGTAGGTTGAACACTGAATGCAGATAAATCTAATAATACTCCTGATACTGGCGCAACTGCACGTTCACCATGATTATCAATATCAGGAGTAACAGTTGAGCCAGCAGTTCCTCTTACGGTCGCGCGTTTTAATCTAAGATTATCTCCAGCAGTACCAGCACCACCACGTTTAAATATTGCAACAGAAACTACTTTTATTCTTTGGGTAGCATGTGGATTCCATAAATCTGCTATGGTATGGTCTGCGGTCGCTGCTGTTGCTACTGTTATACTTCTTACTGTATACATAATTTTAACTATGAAATATTGAACATTGAATTGTGCCTAATGAAATTGCTGAATGTAATCTTACTCTAACTCTTTCATTTGTATTATAAAAGAATACATTAAATGCAACACCAACTGTTCCAGGTCCACCGAATCTTACTAATTGAGATTTTAAAGTAGTATCATTAGCCACATTACGATGTTCTATTGCAATGTTAGCATTTACATCCGCTGCACAAACAATTTGAAATGAATGATCAAATTCATATATACCACCAGTATCAACTAGAATTGTATTTACTGTTGGATTAGTAAATTCATTTCCTGCTACCCAAGTTGCATCTCCCCTTATAATAGTAACTGTCAAAACTAAAATTAGAATTATCAAAAACAATTTTCTCATTGTTTTACTCCAATTTACTTGTTAACTTTCTCAAATCACTTATTATTTGTTGGTGACTGACTTCTAAGTGTTTAGTTAAAGTATACAATTTTCTAAGAATTAAATAACCAATTACAACTATTGCAAGAAATTGTAATACTTCTATTATTAGAATCATCATTAACTATCTACTACCACGATATATTACAGTAACAGTTGTAGTAGTGATAGTAGTACTTATTCTTGCTCGAAGAGCAGTGAATGTACCATCAATTCGATATATTACTTCGGCATTACCAACTACAGTAACAGGATTAGCAGTTGGTGTAGCTAAATCATTTACTAATAGAGCCCATGTACCAGTATAATCAGGGTCAGATGCAGTTTCTAATGTAATTGCGCCCGCCCCAATCGCACCATTACCACGAATATAAAATGTATGTTTCTTAACACCAGGAGGAATTGCTAATGCAGTTCCATTACCAACAGTTTGAGCATCTTGAATTGTTATATTTTGACCTTTAACTGCGGCTGTACTCATTATTTATTAATCCTTATTAATAATTACTTCTCTGTCCTTCTTTACCCATAGCAGGATTTACTTTATTATTTACATTCGAACCCATTATTGGTTTCTTCTTTTTCTTTTGTGCCATATCTTCAGGTTTAGGTCCACTACCTATATATTTACTTCCAATCCATTCACCTGCTTTTTTACCTTGTGAACCACTTACCTTACCAGGAGCATTATTAACTAATGGTCCTACTTTTCCAGCTTTCATTCTATCTCTGATACCACTAAATCCACCTGTACCAGTTCCACTTTCACTAGTTTTACTAGCTCCTCCACCACCACCAAAAGTTTTCTTTATTCCTCTATTCATAAAGCGACCTGAACCTTTTACAGCTTTATGAATATCTTTAAATGGTCTTTTAATCGCGCGGCCGAGAGAACCAAATATTGATCCAAATCCCATTTTAATTCTCCTATCTCATTTATTCAGGAACAGTGATTGTATCAAATACATCTTCATTTTTAATATGTGGACTATAGAAGATGAATTGAATTCCATTATTTTCATTTGAAGTATTTACTGATGGTTCTTGTTCCTTAATAATAGCCGACATATGACGCGCGACTTGAGATACATCTCTTACACTTGCTTCTTTTAATTTCTCATCTGTAATATGTTTTAATGATTGGAATAATCTTGAACGAGCTTTATTTGAAATTCGTTCTTTTGATTTATTTATATGACTCTGAATTGAGTCTATTCCAATATCCGGTTTATTATATGAAGCAGTACTAGTAGAACCATGTGCATATGCAGATACTGAACTCTCAGAAATATCAAACATCTTAGCTAATGCAACTGCTTCTTTTCTACCATCTAGTTCAGAAGTTTCTCCAATGATTTTTCTTAAACTTTCAGGTACTTCAACATCACCGGGCGCGCGACCTTTAGTTGGACTTTCTCTAATTTCAGCAATAGCACGATTCCAATTAGAATTTGATTGTGAACCTTTATTTAATTCACATTCAAAATCTTCATCATTTACTAAACCCATACTCATTATAGTTTACCTTAAATTATTGTTTTTCACCTAAGAACCAGAGTAAGAACCCAAAGAAAATAAATATTAATAAAATAATTGTGATGAATAAATATTGTATTCCAAATCTAATTCCTTTTAAAATTATCATTTAATCAAATTATTCTAACTCTATTTGGAGCGACGGGGACCACGACGAAAACGAAAGCGAAAGGGGATGATTTTAATGATTCCCCTGCTATATTACCTGCTGTTAATGTAATGTTATGAGGACCAGGAGTAAAAGTAGGAAATGCCGTATTACAAATAAATGGTGAAGTTACACCAGTACAAACTACAACTAAATTAATTCCAGTTAATGAACCATCAGGATAATATTTATATGTATATCCATTTGCTTCGGATAATGTTGGAGCAGATTGATCAAATTCTAATTTACTAGTTGTAGTTGCTTGTGCCATCACTACATGAGGCATGAATACCAGAATAAGAATTAATAGTAATTTTTTCATACACCTTTCCCCTTAAAACCCATTTCTTGCGCCCATCATACGCGCTCTCACGTTGCCTGTCAATGGCCTAGCAAACGGTTATAATAGGTCAACAAACGGTTGACATTGGCGAAGTGATGTGTTATCCTTGCCTCAGGCGCGCAACCGTTTGAACAATCTATAGGAAAATAATGTATGGACCTAAAATTATTTAAAGAAATGCTAGATCATTCTAAAATTACTTATTTAATTCTTCATGATGATAAATCAGGAAATCAATGTGAAAAAAGTGAAGTAAAAATAAGAGTTGAATCTAGCCATAATATGATTGATAATTATCGGCCTAATTCAGGTTATACTTTTTTCTATACTGATTTCACATTTGATAAAGATGGAAAATTAAAATCAATCGGAGCATGGGAATAATGTATGATAAAGAAGTATGATCGTGTATGTCCCAACTGTAAGAAACCATTTATAGCACATCGAAAGGATAAAGTATTCTGTAAACCAAAATGTAAATATGAATATTGGACTATTAATAAAAATAAATAATTATTATTACATATTATTTTCTTCTCAGAATTTTTTTTTCTCCCAGAATTTTGACCTGGTTACATGTAATTAAAAGGAGTAATGAATATGCCAATTCACTGGAATATAGAACCACTTAAGATAGAAGATGAAATTAATCTTCTTAAGTCTGCTTATAAAAGAGTGACACATATAATACCTGTTTTAATAGAAAACAAACCAAATGATTTATATGGATTAGTAGTTAGATATGCAATTGTATTTGAAGATGAATGAAAAATCATTTGGCTTGTATGATTGATATTCGTGCATTTATGTGCAGGTATGAGACTCTATATGACTGCATGGTATACGGTAGTGCATAGTAGTAAAGAAAAGAAAATAGACGACACAGACTTAGTATGACTTTAAGGTATATAGTATGACATAGTAGACATGGCGCGCGCTATGCTAATACATATATCATGCCACACTATACATACAATGACCGGCCAAGTAAAAGCGCGCAACCTCTAGTAAACAAAAGACTTATCATTATGATTGTGAAACAATTCACGTCACCTATCAATATTGTAAGCACTTTAACTGTCAAGATATGACAGGTGATTGTATGTGATTGATTAAAAAGGGGTTATTTTAATTACAACATTGTCACTCTGATTACACTTCTGTTTAGTCACAAAATTGTAACTTATTGAATATAAAGGACTTAACTATGGCATTCAATATGCTTTATTAGATTGTATGAAATACCTCAAATGTGAAAAATGTGGTAAGGTCGATAGACCAGATAAGACCACAATTCCACATAACACAGGAACGTCTACAATTATGCGTTGTCTCGATTGTAGAGAAGATACAAAGTATGCTAAACTTTGTAGAATCTGCTGCTCAACTGGACATGGAACACGACACAATGACTAAAACTCACTACCTCGAATTGCTACTCAAATTTGGCGGCCGGAAAGGAAAGTGACCAATGTATCTTCATCTCGGCTCACAATCGTATTACATTCATCGTTCGTTCACCTTGGCAGTCATTGAGGGTATTATCTATCTTGACATGAGGAAAAATCATGTTCATTCTCACTGACGGCATTGACGCTATCGGACCCTTTGACACATTTCAAGATGCTCTGAACTATCAAGTGAATTGGGGTAATTTGGGAAGATACAAAATTATAGGATTGTTCAGACCTTAAGTAGTTCTCTCTAGTGTCATAATCGACACGTAATCAAAAGAGAACGAACAAGTCACTTCTGACTTACACGTGTAATTTACGGTATAGTCGGTTGTGGTTTTCTGCGAAAACTTAGGAGTAATAAAAATGACTTGTCCTTATTGTCAGGGTCCAGTGAAACATGAATACTCTTTTTGTCCATTCTGCGGTAAACGCATAGGTCCGAAACTGTAATCGGCTAACTAGTCAGACTAGTCAGAAAACAGTTGACAGACAGTTGAGAGTATGAGACAATGTCTTTAGTCGGGCAGGCCAATTAAGGCAATCGGAAGGATTACAAAAATGACTGAGACAGCGACTAGCGTAGTGGCATTCGATGGAGTGATGGAGAATGCCTACGGCTCGAAATTAGATGCGCCGATTGCATTCAATGGCAGTTACGACCACGTTCTGAATTTCGAGGATATTCCGCGTAACGAACAACTGAGTGAAGCGGACATTCTCAAAGTCGTAAACGATGCCCGTAAAGCAAACGCACGACAAAAGGCCATGCAGAAGGCATTGGATGATGCAGGTATCGTGAAGCCAACACTCGAATCCTCACCTGAACTGCAGTTGAGGAACATGGTGAAGTCATTGGTTGCATCAGGTAAGTATACTGAAGAGCAGGCAGTGACGTTTGCTAAGGCGGCTCTCGCGTAACTAATTGTTTCGAGAATCCATTAGCCGTATGTGTTAATGGATTCAATCAAGCAATTAGGCTTGAACTGGAGTAACTAATGACTACTAAACAATCCGTCCTAGACATTTGTCCACATTGTAAGAGAATCACTTACCTAATTCAATCCTTCCGTCTCTTACAATTCTGTCTCTTTTGTAATAAATCACTTTGGTAATCTGATTACATGTAATTGTCCAGAGTGTCCTCTTTTTGAGAAGTCAAGATGTGTGTCTCTCCTGTGTGACTATGCCATGCCAGGGTAGGCACAAATAGGCCATCGGGCAGGGAAGGAAGTAGTAATTTATATTTATTTTTTTTTTTTTTTTTTTTTTATTTTTTTTTTTTTTTTTTTTTTTATAAAAAAAAAATATTTTTTTATTTTTTTTTTTTTTTTTTTTTTTTTTTTTTTTTTTTTTTTTTTTTTTTTCTTTTTCAATATAAAACTAATTATAGAAAAAATCAAACTTATTCAAAATGAAAAAAAACAAAAAAACAAAAAAACAAAAAAAAAAAATTCTTC